TATGCTTGGCTCGGTATTAGCATTTTAAAGCCTTCACCGAATTTGACAGGTTCTACTATAAAGATTTCTCCTTATGCACTCAATTAATTAAGTCCGTTGTCTCTGCCATTGGACTACACTCCCAAAATAACACTGACCACAAGACCAAATTAGAGGTTGATTAATTGTGAGCCTCTGGTTTAGATCATTGTAGTCAGTGTCTTATGGTTTAAATCAACCGTTTGTATGAGCCTTGAGGCGACGTACAATGTCTGCCATAGCCTCATCACGATCCACATTCTTTGTGGGCTTTTGACGCTCCATAGAAGGCAATTCAATACCCTTCTTAGAAAGAGCAGCCTTTGTACGAGCATAACGAGCCATCGTACTAGCAATCTTCTGTCCAGTCTTTGTTGCAATTTCAGCATAAGTTCTAGAAGAATAAACAGCCTCTAGGAATTGCTCATCACTGCAACGAACACGCTTCTGCTTCTCAACCGTAGTAACTTCAGCCATAATCAACCTCCAAAAAAATCCAAACTTACTTCACGGTTTCAGTCACGCGACTGATTCATTCCCGTGTTGTATCCTCATTCTACCATAGGTTATCGGCTTGTCAACAGCCAGACCTTGAATTATTTTTCGTTGGGTAGTGCGATTGCTAAAAGTAGATAAATCCAGAATACCACACTAAAACTAGCCAGAGTACCAAATACTGCTAGTATTCTAATGATTCTAGAATCTATTCCTAGATATTCTCCTAGTCCTCCACAAACACCAAAAAACATTCTATCAGAATATGATCTTGTTAAACTATTCATACTAGATAAAATTCCTGATGATTATTTTCTTCTGTTGCTATTCCAAGATTAGATAGAATAACTTTAAGATTTTCATTCTGTTCATCTAACCTCTCAATAATTTCATTGGCCTGTTTTAATGCTAATGTTAGATGATGAACTTTATTAGCCAACTCATCTGCCACATAGTTTTTCATTATCATAGTAGCCTCCTTATATTATTGAGAGACAATATTAATTACACTTTTTCTTTTTCTTCTTAAAGATTCTATCCCAATTTTTATCCCAAGTTTTTTGGTCAATATTTTTTGGTCTACGCTTAGACCCTTTTCCATTTTGGCTCATTTAATCCTCCAGAACAAAACTCCAATAACGAGAATCATCTTTCTTTTGCAGAGCATCCCAATAAATAGATCGTGCAATATAAGATGGGACTTTATGCTTACCACAATTTACCATCCAATGACGCTCCATCTTCTTATAAGTATCAGTGCCACTCTTACTCTTATTATATTTAAGATGTTCCATATCGTAAAGGCGAAGTTGATGAATATCTCCACACAATACTCTAGCCTCATTGGGATGGATCATTTCCAAGGCAAAACTAATTTTAGCCAACCCAATACCACTAATCTTTCCAAGAATACTATCACGCTTCTTAACATGACCCTTCTTAGTGGTAAAATAAAAATCTTTAGGATTGGCCCAAAACTTTGTGGCAAAATCCCAAATATATTTTGTACGATTATTATGTAGACCCACACCACTTTTGTGGAGTTTTTCTCTCAGAATATTCTCGTCATCAACCCACTCACTAAAATTCTTAATAGCGTTATATCCTGCACAATTACCTTTCCAAGTAGTATGCACAGAGCAATAAGCAAACAGATAGCGACGAAAAATATCATCCACATTTTGTGGTCGCACACTCTCCCAATATTCCTTGTATGCAACAACCTTGTCCTTGGGAAAATTCTCAAAGAAAATATCTGCCTTGCTCTTGTCCATCGTATTATACTGAACTGGAATCACTGTATTCTCAACAATCATTTTAGTCTCCAATGGGTATGCTGTGATTCTACACTACTGGTATCGGTTTGTCAAGACCCGTTTCTTTAAACGGCTCTCGTAGCACCATGTAGAATTTTAAATGTTGGAAAACGCAAACTAATTCCACCATCTTGGTTTTCGCTCTCACTAAAATACTGAACCGTAATAATCTTTCCAAGAATCTTTTTAGGATTCTGATAAAATTCTTGACGCTGCTCAATAGTGAATCCACTACCAACTCGCACAAGATGATCTTTATGCTTGATAGTAACACAACTCAACATAGTTTCTTCACATTCAGCCCCATTCTTTACATAACGAAATGGCCCCATTTCAGTATCAATAACCTCATACTCATCATCAAAAAACTTTTTAACTTTGAGTAGGTCTTTGGATCGCTTGCCTTTATATGGTTCATCAGCACGAAGCATCACGCCTTCCCAGCCATAATCATTACCTCGTTTTGTCCACTCGGCAAAATGGTCATCATCTTTAATAAGTTCCTGACCAAGCACACTAAGACAAGCACAAGTATTGTCTCTCATTACTTCTCGTAGATTATTATAGCGAATAGAATATGGACGATTCTTCTCGCCCTTCTTGCTATAAAATTCATCGTGAGTAATCATATCAAAAATCTTAAAAGATGGATTAGGAATAGTATGATCTTTCTTCTTGAGTTGTTTCATCACTCCCTGAAAATCCTCATTACCATCATCATCAACCAGACAAAGTTCACCATCAAATACTACATTTGTAATGCCAATAGCCTTAATACCATCAGCAACAACGCCAAGAGTATCAAACTCTTTTCCTGTTCTGGAGTAGAAAGTAGTGTCACCATTACTATCAACAATAGCAACGCATCTAGCACCGTCAATTTTTCTGCTAACATACCACCCATCCTTCCAATCTACAAGTTTAGGCTCATATTTATCTGCCAGAGCAACACTAAACTCTGGAATATGGTCAGGAATAGCCTTGTTGATAATCTTGTCGCCAGCACGGGTTTTCAAATCCTTGTCGATAATACAATGAATCAGTTCCTCGTATTCAGAGTAGTGTTCGATAAAACTATTCACAGCAGAGATAGCATCATGTCCAGTAATCTTTCGACTCTTTAGAGCATCCAACAAATCAAAGAAATTTTTATATTCGTTCTTTCTGGCTACAAGATGATTCTTCTTCTTCAAATTATCGCTGGTCACATTATATTGCCACAACGGATGATAAGTATAAAGTAAAATATTTTTAGTGAAAGATGCTGCGGCACTATTATGTCCGCAATAATCCAAAATAATTCCTTCCTTATCTTTAGTGCTGCTTGTAGCACGAAGATCACGAACCATTCCCATAACATAATTAAAATCGTGAATCATTCCAAATAGTCTCCTGTGTGTATTGCCATTCTACACTAGCGTTATCGGCTTGTCAAGCATCGTTACTTGAGCGATTCGTGTCATCTATATCTTTTTTATTATAAAGGTCTGATCTTTCTTTATTAGATTCTCCGCTACCTAAATCAGTATGATCATAATCCATAATGTCTGTGTCAGGAGTTACCCATCTCATGTTTCTTTCTGCTGTCCATAATGTTTCATTATATTTTCTGTGGATTACCAAATCTTTTTTAATTGTAAAAGAAGGATCGTGCATAACTAATCTATTGTTAGGCTGAATAGCAAAGTTACCATTATCCATCTTGATAAAATGACCACACTTATGCTGTGATGGAAATTCACTAAGAGTAAAATCGGTATCCCCACCGTCTGTGGAACTTGCCCAATCTAGTGTGAATAAATAACGACCAGTATATTCTACTCTCCTTCTAGAAATAAATTTACAAGTATGATTTCTTAGTATTGGATAAGAAGTTACCCCAATATGGTAACTAAAAGAATCCCACAATACTAATTCGTCCAGAGGTTGCTCAACAGCATCTTGTTTCCAGCAAAAAGCATGAATCGGCATCCTCCACCACAAAGCACCATCCTCCATAATAAAGTGAAATAATGGTGCTTGTGCTGGTATAGAAGTCATACCAAAAATATGACATGGAAATTTCTTATCAAATGAATCTTCTTGATTTCTTAAAAAATTACCACGAATGTATGCTGGTACAACAGGGATTGGTATATTAAGGTAAGCCATTATTTTTCCTAGATAAAAGATTATTCAAAGAATCGACAACACCATTTATTAATACTGGTAATTCATCAGCACTAATATCGCTTCGCAATAATAAATAATTGAAAGCATTTAATACTCCCTGTGGAGTATCTTTTAATTGACCAATACCAGTATTACATTTATCACAAAGCCAGCCCCTAAATTGTTTAGTTTTTCTACAATGATCTAATCTTTCGCTATCCTTTGTTTTTTTAATAAATAATTTACTACAACATTCACAATGGGTACTAGCGGGTGGTGCTGTTTTTCTTATTTCTTTTCTAATTTTAGTATCTTTATTTTTACATTTTCTACATCTACTATCTAATTCATCTTTATGGGAACTGTGTCTCTCAAAAGATTGAGGATTTTTTCTCTTACCGCAATAAACACAAATTTTTCTGTGTTGTTTAACAGGCTTGTTCTTTTTTCTCTTTCTTTTGGTAGTTTTCATAATTATAATGGATGCGGCGGGAATCGAACCCGCGTCCTATCATATATCAAATTATATATTCTACAAGTTTATTTTGTTCATAAGTTTTGAGAAAGATTAAAAAACAAACAACATTCGTCTTTCCGTACCAACTATTCTCAGGCTAGAACCCGTTGGCTATTCTAGCAGCCGAAGGATTTTACATCAATCTTTTGAACGCTACCTTCATCGCTTCCTAAGATTGTTGCTACTGTTTAATTAAGCAGCAAGGGCTAATTGATTTACGCCAATTAAGCGTTTGGTCTGCTTTTAAGGAGGCCAACAGACCAACCTCCACTTGCTGATATAATTCTCCGTATGTAGTCGAAACCTTTACGCACCCTATTTTTCAGAACCTTCTTCAAGTTTATCAAGCATTTGGTTTAGTTGTGTTTCTTCTTTAATTGAAATAATACTTGTTCCACATTGTTTGAAATACATTTTCTCAAGATAGTTAAAAGTATAAAACTGAACAATATTAAAACCAATACTAATTGAAAAACAAAATATCAAAAGTATATCGAAAACTAAATGTCTCAT